TGGCTATAGTTTTATATGAAGTAAACTCAGGGAATTCTGGATTCACAAATGACTTACGTTCCAAATCAAAAAATTTAACAAGACAATTGTCTGTTAAATTATAAATTAATTTGAATCTATAATTGCCTTGAATTCCTTTAGTTTCATTTCCATCTATAAAATCTACTAATCTTTCAGCTTTTTGTAAGGCGTTTTCGGGAACTACTTCTCTTCTAACTATTTTTTCTGGTTTGAATTTTATATTAGTAGCTAGATCGGTATCATAATCAGCCCAATCATTATCTGGAGAAATATATGATGTTATATATTTTTTGCCATTTATTTCCATTACACTTTCAGGAAACATCTTTTGATATCCATCTAATAATATATCTAAATAAGATTTTAGGTCTTCATCGTTAATTGTAACTTTTAATGGTAGAGGTCCATCTTGCGGAACGTATTTTTTATACTTAGATCTCATGTATCTAAGTCTAGCAAACAAATCTCTTGATATGCTTTGAGTTTCCCCATATTGGGAAAACATATTATTCAAAGTTCCTCCTATCAATGGCTTTTCAGTTTCTTCATAAAATCTACCAACTTTATGAGGTTTCCCATTTATCATTTGAATAATTCCATGAGTATCTACTAATCTCTTAATTAATTCTTTTGGTGCAATTGCGCTGATTTTTTCTTTAGGAATACGATTCCCTTTATCATCCAATTTCCAATCTCCAGTGACTGGATCAATTTCATAATTTTGAAATGCCGCAAAAAATTTTCCACTAGTTAAAGGTGCCGCAGCACCAGCACTCATCTTCAATTCTTCTGCCCTGTTACTCAATCTATCTCCTACTTCCGCAGCGCCTTTTTTAGAACCTCTAGTTCTAGTTCTTTCGGCATGAGTTACATTTTGAGGAGATAAAAATTCATGGCCTAATTGTCCTGAGGACTTACTAGTTGTATTTTCTTCATCATTAGCTCCGCCATAATTACTACCTTTAGCTTTTGCTCCACCTCTTCCTCTAGCTTCTAGAAGCCTAAAATATTCTTTAAATGACATACTCTCATCAAACATCATTCAACTATTTAATTAAAATGTTCTTAATTTAGAGGATTATAATTATAAATAACATAAATAATTTTATGTCATTGAGATTAATTGCTGAGAAGCCAGAATGGAATGAAGAATTTGAATATATTGTAGAGGAGAAAGACAGAAAATCTCCCTCTACATTATTTATCAAAGGCCCATACATGATGGCAGAAGGTGTGAATAGAAACAATAGATTATATCCATTACATGAATTAGTTCGTGAAGTTGATAGATACAAATCTGAAATGATTACAAATGCAAGATCATTAGGAGAACTTAACCATCCTCAGAGTGCTGAAGTTAATCCTGAGAGAGCTTGTCACATGGTTACTGAATTACATCAAGATGGAAACATCTTCATTGGAAAAAGTAAAGTTCTTTCGACACCAGTAGGTTTAGTAGTGAAAGCATTAATTAATGATGGAGTTAAATTGGGGATGAGTTCTAGAGCATTAGGACAATTGGAAGAGAAGGGTGGCAGGAATATTGTAAAGAATTTAAGATTAGTAGCTATCGACTGCGTAGCTGATCCTAGTTACCCAAAAGCATTTGTAAATGGAATTTTAGAATCTAAACAGTATGTATTAAGTGAAAACGGTAATTATGAAGAATTATATTCCAACTTTGAATCTAGTTTGAATAATTTACCTAAACGTGATGTAGAATCCTTCTTGAAAGAATCTATCATCAATTTCTTAAAAAACTTAAAATAATTTTATGACTGATAATTGGATTTTTAATTTAAACACTAAAAATAAAAAAATATTTTCTCAAGGAGGACAAGATGGTATAATCGAATCTATAATTGAAAATATACATATAGAAAACAAATTTTGTATTGAATTTGGATACGATACGCCGGATTTAACTGGAGGATGCGGGCCAAATTGCGCGAATTTAGTAGTCAATAAACAATGGAATAACCTTTACTTAGGAGGCTCTTATGAAAATCCAAATATAAATCTATATAAGCATTTTTTAACTACTGAAAATATAGTAGAAGTTTTTAGGAAATATAATGCTCCAACAAATTTGGGCTATCTATCCGTAGATGTAGATTCTACTGATTTATGGTTATTAGATAAGATATTAGAATTTTACAAACCTAGTTTTTTTAGCACAGAATACAATGTCAACATACCGCATGAATATGCAATAACATTTCCAAACAATCCAAATGAATATTGGCAAGGTAATAAAATTTTCGGAGCTTCATTAAAATGCTTTGATATAGTATCTAAAAAATATGGATATTCTTTGGTTTATGCTGGATGCGTATATCAAAATAATCATCACGATGCATTTTTTGTCAGAAATGATTTAATTAAAGGTTTAGATACTCCTACAATTCAAGATTTCAACCATACAGTAAGACCGTTGCATGAAAGACCAAGTAATGATAGACATTTAATCTGTTTGGATTATGAACATTTTTTGAAAACCAATGATGAAAAGGCTTCACAAGAATATGCAATTTTTGTGACTAGTAAATATTTGACTTAGTCTAATTGGCAAAAAAACTTAAAATAAACTAAATAAAAATATGACAAAAATCGAAAGAGAAAAAATTGTAGATTTTATAGATGCGCTAATGGAAAGCGATTATAGCAGAGCTAATAAAGATTTGGGTATTGTGGTTAAAGAAAAAATTAAAGCAAAGCTTAATGAGGCGAAACATGTAAAGCCATTTGGAAAAGAAACTGAATGCGATGATGAATGTGATAATGATGGTGAAAGTAACAAATCAAAAAAAGGATCAAATAAAAAGAAATCGCAAAAACCTAAAAAGAAATCGCAAAAACCTAAAAAGGGACAATTGCCACCTTGGTTAAAAAATAAAGGTAAAAAGTAAATAAATAATATCAAAATTGATAACTAATTATATGGGAAAAGAAATTTCTAACATTCTTAAGGAAGCTACACAAGGCATCTTGACCGAAGAAACACTTCAGCAAATCGAATCTGCATTCAATGAAGCTGTCAATGAACGTGTTAAGATTCATGTCGAAAAAGCATTAAACGAACAAGACAGTGAATATAGTACAAAGCTCGAAAAGCTTTTAGAAACTATCGATGTAGATAGAACTGCTAAAATGAAAAAACTCGTCGAAGCTGTTGATACTAATAATGCAAAGAAATTACAATTAGTTGTCAAACGTTATCAAAAAGTTATTAGCGAGCAAGCATCTCAATTTAAAGATGATTTGGTTGATAAGATTTCCCATTATTTAACATTATTTGTCGAAAGCAAAATCCCGCAGAAAACTGTCGAAGAATCTGTTAGAAATAATAAAGCTAGAATCATCTTAAATAATTTAAGAGAGTCTTTAGCTATTGACACCGCTTTATTGAGCGATTCATTGAAAGACGCATTAGTAGACGGTAAGAAGCAGATTATAGAAGCTAAACAAGTTGCTCGAAAAGCTACACAAGAACTTGAATTAGTAAAAGAAGAATTTTCCAAAACAGAAGCTAAATTACTTATTGAAAGTAAGACTGCGAAACTTACTCCTAAGAAGAGAGAATATGCTCTCAAGGTATTGGAAGGCAAGTCTGTTAAATTTATCAAAGAAAACTTAGATTATACATTAAGTCTTTTTGATAAGAAAGAAGAAGAGCGTTTATCGATGCTCAAGGAACAAGCTTTTGAAACTAGAAAAGTTAAGTCTGATCGTCCTGTAACATCAGAAGTTAAATCAAATGTATTTGGTGTTGAACCAGATGAAAATGAATTAATTAGCGAATCTAGTCAACAAAAATTTGGCCATGTTAATAATTATTTGAGTGAATTGAGTAAATATTAATAAGCCTCTAAAATTTGGTAGAAGTATAACTACTTGAAATCCTGTGTCGAGTGACACTTGAGGTCGTAAAAAAGAAAGAAAAATAAAACATGAAACAAATCAAACCTACACAAGCTTATATCAATCAAGATCGTGCTCAGGCTCTTTTGGAAAAGTGGGCACCAGTGCTCAACTATTCCTCCAAGAACGTAAGCGCAATTGAAGATGATCATACTCGCTTAAACACTGCTATGCTTTTAGAGAACCAAGAATCTTGGTGCTTAAATGAAGCTGGTATCTATGCTGGTGGATCTGGTAGCGTATTCGGTTTCAATGGTATCAATGGTGGTCTTGGTAATGGTGCGACTGGTGGCGGCAACGCTTCCTTGACACCTGCTGGAGACAACTATGCTACTGGCGATAATCGTTTGCCAAAGATCCTTATTCCTATGATTCGTCGTACTTTCCCAGAATTGATTTCTAATGAAATCGTTGGGGTTCAGCCAATGTCTGGTCCTGTTGGATTAGCATTTGCTTTACGTTATAAGTACGGTCAGTCCACATTGGGCGGAAATTATCAAGATAATTCCCATCCTACTGCTGGTAATGGAACTTTGGAAGGAAGCAATAGTACTCGCGGCCAAATCTTTAATTCTTATAATGCATCTAAGGCTGCTGGCAACAACGAATTAGGATGGCAGTTCTTGGATACCAGATTTACTGGTACATCTGCTGCTGGCTTATCTGGTAACGCTGAATGGGCATTTAATGCTGCTGATCAAGGCGTTGCTGAAATTCTTAAGAATTTCGAAATCAGCCAAAACATTCCTACCGTTGAACTTGGCTTCGAGAAGACCGCTGTTGAAGCTGGTACTCGTCGTTTAGGTGCTCGTTGGTCCGTTGAGTTAGAACAAGACTTGAAGAACATGAACGGTATCGATATTGATGCTGAGATCACAAATGCCATGAGCTATGAGATCCAAGCTGAAATTGACCGTGAAATGATTATGCGTATGGTCCAAGCCTCCTTGAATGGTGGTCGTGGCCAAGGTTATTCCGTATGGTCCCCAGCTTCTGCTGATGGCCGTTGGCTTGTTGAACGTAATCGTGACTTCTACCAGAGAATTATCATTGAATCTAACCGTATTGCAGTTCGTAACCGCCGTGGTTCCGCAAACTTCATCGTAGCTACACCTCGCGTGTGCGCTATCTTCGAAATGTTGCCAGAATTCCAGTGGTTGACTGTACAAGGTAATGTCAATACCAACCAAACTGGCGTTGCCAAAGTTGGTTCCTTAGGTGGACGTTTTAACGTTTATCGTGATACACGTACCGAAGTTCAGAACAGTGCTGTTTATGGATCTAATATCGGTTATGGTGCTAGCACAACTGTAGAATATGCTCTCCTTGGATACAAGGGTTCAGACTTCTATGACACTGGTATCATTTATTGTCCATACATTCCTGTTATGGTTCAGCGTACAATTGGTCCAAATGATTTCGCACCTCGCGTTGGGTTATTAACCCGTTACGGAGTTGTCGATAACATCTTTGGTGCTAACTTGTATTACCATACCATTATTGTTAAGGGATTAGGCGAAGCCTTTACTCCCGGGAATCAGGCAGTATATTTCTAAGCGATTAGAAAAAAGAGTCAAAACAAAAAAACCCGCAGAGAAATCTGCGGGTTTTTTCTTGTCTTTTTTAGTCTATTATGCTAAATATTTTCCCTTATGGAAATCATACCAACATCAACATCCGTATCAAACTACCTAGAACTTCAACCAATTATGCAAGCAATGAGATCAGGCAATAATAAGTTGCCTGCGAATTCACTGCCAACCAATACCGAAGGAACTATTCAGCAAAATGCGGAGGAACAAAAGCTACCACCAGTTACATTATACAATGCTCATGGACTTTTAGTTAATAATAAGAATCCAAATAGTTTAATTGCTCATGCCTGAGTAAATATAATTACCTAATAATCAAGCCCATAGAGAAATCTATGGGCTTTTTTTATAAATAATTATATGTTGGAATTTAAA